CATCTCTGAGGTAAAGGCTGTGAAGTCGTTAAACTCTACTTTCTCGTATCCCAAACGAGTGCCCCAAGATTTCAAGCTGTGTCCTCCTTCCCTAGCTGGGTTCTCCATCATTGACAATAATAGTGTGTCCCGCATCTGATCCATTGTAAGACGTATGTCCCACAACTTAGCCAATACAGGAAAATCAAAACTAAGGCCGTTGTGAGCGACTACCACAGCACCTTTAAGGTAGTCGGCTAACCCGTCTGGTTCTAGCCATTCTTTAAAGCATACAGACTCCTCGTAAGTAACTACACAATAGATTAAAGCAGCATCTAAATCGTCTGTTTCTATGTCGAGGAATACTGTTCTCACCATAACTGACCTTGTTTTTGAGAGTATGTATTACAAATTTTACCGTATCTGTCATAGACTGTCAAGACAGGTTGTTTTATTTCAATTGGCTTCCAATTGCGATCAAAAAATTTTATCTTTAGTTTTTTAAACATTTCCCAAAGCTCCCCAAGAGATTGGAAAAAGTCTTTCACATTGCTTAGATATCAAAGACGCAACCTCACTGGTTTCCTTCTGAGCATCCTTGCCCAAACGCTGCTTACAAACCCTGGAGAAGGCATAGACAGAGCCTGTCCAGTACCATTCGGTAAACATACTCTGAGGCAAAACCATCCTTGCCATCTCAGGTGCAACGCCTTTGTATAAAAAACTATTATAGGTCCATATGCACTTTTTAATAGCGTGGTGATAATCGTCCACCATTGCAGGTCCAGATTTAGTAGCAGGATTAATATCGATTACCTCCTCAGAACTACCTTGTTTTTTATCCACAGGCTTTCCTCGCCATTCTTTAGGATAATAGAACTCTGGTTCCTGGTCAACATATCTCCTGCTAATTTCGTTCCATGACAAGCCTACCTGATGCTTTGCCAACTGCCTAGCGACAAAGATAGGAGCCTTGATCCTAAACTGGACACTGGTGTGTGCAAACGGGGACCAGTGATTATTATCGGCAAGATACTTTATAAGCTTAGTGTCGCCAGTTTTGACATACTCATGTTGTTTGTCGAAACTCACCCTGGCAGCATTGACCACTGAGAGATCACTGCCCATACGGTCCTTTAAAGCAACCTTAATCATCCTTGTCCTCTCATGCGTTTTCTCATGCCTTTAAAACCAGACCGTTTGGAAACCTTCTTAGAGTGATTGAAGGGTCTTGGTTTGTTACGTCTACGAACCTTGGTCCTGGGTACATATGTTATGGTGTTAAGTTTAGCCATCTTTGTCGCCCATCTCGTATAACATTTCCAATGTATCTTCTTCGTTAGCCATATTGTCTACAGCATTTTTTAAATGCCAAAAAGCAGAGACAAGTTTGCTATAATCGCTCATCCACATATCACCGTCGCACTCCATCAATGTAGAAACTGGATCACAAACCATTGGCTTCAGACGTTTGATAAATTCTTCAGCTGTGATTTCTTCATCGTGTGACCATTTAATCATCTCAGAACTCCTGTGTTACTACATCCATTCTACCAGAACTCTTGTCGTATAGCAAGCGGTCAGCTGTACCAACGTCACCAGTGTACCGGCATTTCAGAACTCTTAGGGTGGTAGTGTTACACTCCACAGGATCGTCGCTCTGTGTGTTCCTTTCCAAGGAGATCACGCTGTCGCTGATTTGGCTTATCCCGTGACTGCCCCTGAGATGCCCTAGGTTGACCTCCATACCTTCCTCATGCGACCTGTCAGAAGACAAGCGTCTCAGGTGTGTGACTAGGTGTATGCAGCATCCTGTCTCTTCAGTGACCTGTCTTAGGAGGGTCATGGTGCGGTCAATTGCCCTACGCTCGTCAGTGACTTCCAAACCAGACACTAGGATGCTCAGATGGTCTATAAATACCACTTGACAATCCAAGCCCTGTACCATGTACCTGACACGATCCAGCAAGTCATCCATCTCCAACGATCCAAAGTGATCGTAGATAAATACTCGTCCAGTTCCTAGAGTATTGTCAAAGTATTCCCTGATTTGTTCTCTCGAATACTTCTCGAATACTTCATTAAGATGTAGGCGGTCATTGGCCTCAACCGCCAGGATACCACGTCTAGTGCGATCCACTGATTCTTCAAGGGCAATAATGCCAATGCTCTGGTCTGTAGTCTTTAGATAATAGTGTTGTAGCTCCCGTAGCAGAGAACTCTTGCCTACCCCTGTGCCAGCTGCCCAGGTAACGATCTCCCTGGCCCTGGTGCCAAGGGTCTTGCTTTGCAACTGTGGGAAGGGGAAGGGCATACTGCGTAGGTTCTGATCAGACCATAACCCGTTAAAGTCCGTAGCGGCGTTCCTGATACCAGCTGGGGTGTAGCATTGGGTATTCTTCATGCGTGCAAGGAACTCGCTCTGTAGGCCCTTGGCAGTGTACTCACAAGCGTCCTTGTGTTCTAGCTCTACGATGTACGCCTTACCGGGTCTAAGCAGCCTAGCGCATCTCTCAGCGTTCTGTCGAGCCTCTGGCTCTGAGTCAAAGCAGATGAACACCCGATTGAACTTCTCAAGCAGTTCAAGATTGCTCTAGAAGTCACGCTCTGCACTGGCTTGTCCTGATCGTATGGACATTACATGGACAATCTTGGACGAATGTCTGCCCTTGCTGTAGGTCTGGGCATCTGGAGAGACACCGTTGACCATCTGAAACGCTGCCAATGCGTCTGCTTCGCCTTCAGTAACGATCAAGGTGTCTGAACTAACACCAACATCCTTGCCCAAGGTCTGCGATCCGAAAAGAACTGAGTTCTTGAAGTCTCCCTCTGTCTTAAACTCCTTTCCTTGCAACCTGATCTTGGTAGCGATCCGCATACCGTCGTTGTCAAAATAGGGAAAGACAACTCTAAGGTCACTGGCAGTCACTTCGTAGAGGTCTTGCACTGCCCTAGATATATTCCTAGAGGACCAAGGCGTGTCTGGTTTGGGTTGCTTTATCGTGCGGAAGTCGCGTGTTTCGGACACATAATCCTCCCTTGCCTCGCCATAGGTATTACAACTGAAGCAATATGTATGCCCATCGTTGTAAACAGCTAAGGCATCTGATGATTCACATTTGTCACAGGGTTGGTGGGTCTTAACGGCTACAACATCGCTCATCAGTGGTTTACCTTCTTGCTTAACATCGTTTGAAGACCATCATCGTCTTCCTCTTCCAAGTCTACATCAAAGTGAGGCTCTTGGTCAAGATAAATCTTGAACTCTTCAAGGGCCATGCAGATAAAATATTCAGCTGGCTTGTTATTGATTTCAGCCATGCTCATCAGAAAAGGCGTGACCGACTTATCCAGACCAAACACATCCTCCAAGCCTTTCATAAAGACTTCAAAGGGTAATGATGGAGCGCCTCCTGTAATTTCGTTACTCATTTGAACCTCTTGAATAGAACATAAAACACAGTCAGAACGAATATGTAAGAAGCAACTTGCACTGCTTCAGAAAAGTGCAAGATGTCAAGGGGAAAGAGATTATTTCCCGACATTGGACATTTCTCCTGCCAATGCTGCGTACCCTGCTATATCGACAAAACTATCGTCCTTGGGCGTCTCGATACTGCGTGCGACTTTCACCAAGACCAGCATCATAGCAACATCGACAGGCGTTAGGTCATCAGGTTTGGACCGGACATAGGTTGTCCACAATGCCGCAATCCTGGCGTGGTTTAGATATGCGTCTCCGTATTCCTTGGCACGGTCACCATTGATTAGGTCGCAAGCGGTTTGTAGAATTTCGTCTCTATTCATCTCCTACGGTCTCCTCTATGTAGTACCCAACAGGGGTTAGTCCTTCATGGGAGAAGTCATTGTCCATGACCTCTTTAGCGTCATAGTACGGACGCTTTTTTGTTGTTTTGACACGTTGGCGATACAATGGTGATTGTAGGGCGTGTGCCTCTTTGTTTCGACGTTTCATTTTGGTTTCCATATTGTAGGCTGTTATTAATAGTTTTCCGACAAGTCCTGCAAACATTGAATATTGTGGTCCTCTTCGAGTTCATAGGTAAACGCTTGGCGTATAGCATTTCGACAAACAGAACATATGTCATTGTGTAAAGGCTGGTTGTCTGGCAGTTTTGCGTCACAGATAGCGCACCTCATGTCTCAGTCCAATCGAACAAACGTAAAAGCTCTGATCCCTCGTCTTTCCAAGCGAGGCCGTCGCCGTTTCCTACCAAGTCCTCCGCTTGTGATTTTACCCACAAATCAAGAGCGCCTGGTGCGTCAAACTGTGTCGAAGGCATACCCTTAAATTCTACGTCAATCGATTGAGTTACCGTTCGATACACTGTTGCCTTATATGTTGTCACGTTGTTGTCCTCCTATGTTGGGAGCAGTTTATAGACATACTCAGGTCCGTAAACAACTGTTCGCTATTTCTACCACCTTTGCATATGCCATGTGTATGGCTGTAGCCTTCTCAGATACTACCTGCTTGCCCGAATGGATGACCAAACGCCGCAATATTGCAGCCTTGCGAAGCATTAAGCATTATAGTTAGGCTCTATTGCTTTAGGTATGGTTCCTTGAATAGTGTTTACCTCCTACGGTGTCGCTCTATAGAGTACTCTATAGTGCTACAGTGTAACCTTTATTAATATCTCTATAGTGTACTCTATAGAGTATAATATAGTGCGACACCGTCAATTGTCAAGGGGCTAAAATTAATAAATATCAGGGTTTGTCTCCTCTGTTGCCCTAATATCGTCGGCAAGCTCGCAAATTGGCACGTATGCATAATCTAGTATCTCTTCAGTGTAAATTTTAGCCACTTGCTTGTTCTGAAGGGGATACATGCCCTCGATTGTCGTTTCCAGGATTTGTCGCAGGTGTTCAAACACCACTAATTGATTGTCTTTTAAACTATGCATTGCTGGGTTTACTCCAATAGTGATCCTCTAGGTAATTATTTACCACGTCTACGCCATACTTGTCAAACATTATAGACAAGAAATCGGATGATTCCATGCCGTCGATCATGTGAGGCCATGCGCTCATGCGCAAAGCTTGCATGTACTTTTCGCAGTCTAGTTCTAATGTCATTGTCTAAGCTCCAATTGATACAATTGAACGCATGTTATACCATGCGCTCTGTTGTGTCAATTAGTGATCCAGGAATGTTATGGGTTTCTTGGTGGTCCAGCAAAGCGAACAAGTACCACAACTGTCCGTTTTATCCAGCTGGACCGGACAGGTAATAGCATCCTTGGCAGTGTTGTGGACAGTATTGGCCGAAAGATTGTCACTTGGCAATGTAGAGAACCTAATGGCAAAGCGATTGAAGCCTAGGACCTTGCGAGCGTGGCGTAAGGCGTCACCTACTGGCTTGCCTGGATGGTGTCTGGAATAGCCATAGACGTGCAACTTGTCGCGTTTGGCAACTTGGATTTGCCAAAATTTAACATAGTCGGCAGAATAGAAGTCACCTAGGACATGCAAGCGGACCAAATAGCCTTGCTTGTGTTTTTTATCTAAGGCGTCTAGTTCTGTCTCTAAGCGGGCTTCGATGCCTGTGGTGTCGATACGATGTGCGAATGGCATATTGTTTCCATAGCAGTCTAGCCAATGCTCACAAGCATCGTCGCACGTCTTACGCTCCTCAAGGGTTAGGGTATAGATAGGCATCCCGGCAAGCTTGCCCTTGGTGACCTTGCGACCAAGCTTTTTATTAGTCGATGGTTTCAAGGCCTTGTGTGCATAGGTGTCCAGGCTGTGGACATTCTTGCTATACATGGTGCGACTATCAACTATGGCCGCATGGGTTTGCTTTAAAGTTGTCATTATCTGGCTTCCCTCTCTGGTTTCCAGTAGGTGTTTTCTAGATGTTGGTCTACCACATCCCGGCCATGCGTGTCCCACATCTTTTGCAAAAAGAAATGAGATTGCCTACCGTCGATAAGAAACTGGCCCCAGCCGTTCGCAGGGCCTTCTAAGGCCTCCACGTATCTTTTACAGTCGTTTTCTAATGACATTGTCTAGTCCTCCAACCATTGTTTAAATGTCTTAGGATTACTGTCTGGCGCTACACACCATACATATATTTCATATCGGTCGAATAGTCTAAGCATTTCATCTGACGATTTATGCCGTTGTAGGGCAATGAACCGCCTAATTGATGCATCTGTTTTCATCATTGTTTTTTCCCTTTCATCCAACATTT